TTCCGGCACTACGAGAATGTTTTGATTCCCAAGGGTACTCAGTTCCTGATCGTGATGATAAAGAACATATGGCGGAACAAGGGTCAACTATTCTTTTGTCAATCAATGGAACGTTGTATTTAATTGACGGAGATTATTCGTGGTACTCCGACTTTACTGGTCTATACGCAATTGGCACTGGCTCTTCGTATGCTCTTGGAGCACTACAAGCTTTGGTACATAACAAGAAACAGACGGTCATTCAAGCAAAAGCCAACGCTATAAAAGCCATAGCAATCTCTGCTAAGTTTGACCCATACACGGGTGCGCCATACCACACCTTTGTGCAAGAATACGAAGTACGCAGTAAATCGCGTAAACCTGTATAATTAACAAACCAACAAAAGGAGTAATACCATGAAAACAGCTCATGTAGACGCAACAGCAAAAGGAGCCTTGTTAGGCTTGTTGACATACGTCGGCACAAAATACGACGTTTCAGCAGAGGTAGTAGCTGCCTGTGTTCCAGTAGCAGCCCTTGCCCTGTCGTTCATTTCAACCAAGATTGGTGAAAAAAATACAACCATGTTGATTGACTTGGCTACTAAAGCCGTAGCTGCAGCCCCAGCAAAACCTGCTGCCAAAAAAGCTCCAGCAAAAAAGAAGTAATATCTTATTACTTTCTTAAAGAGGTTTTAAATGCCTATTGATTTTTGGTCTCCGTCTTATAGGGCTGCATCTAGCGATCTAACAGTTGCTATCAGCCCTTTAGGACTAGTTGAACTTGCCGACGAAGAGTTTGAAGTTCACGGCCCACGCCTTAACCGTTACTCTGCTGCATGGGCTTGGTATCTAGGACACCATTGGTCATACCGTCGCGAAATGGGCGACAACAACATCACGATGAATTATGTCCGAACAATGTCGGACTTCATCACCAACTTTTGTTTTGGTAAAGGAATTCAATTTAAAGTTCCTGAGCAAAACCAAGCAATCATCCCACGACTTCTTCATGAGATTTGGGATAACCAAAACAATAAACATTATTTGCTTTGGCAAATGGGTCAATTAGCCAGTGTTACTGGAGATTGTTTTGTAAAAGTTGCGTATGATGAACCATACACGGATGGTGCTGGTGTTGTTCGTCCAGGTCGTGTGCGAATTTTGCCTCTTAACCCAGCTCATTGTTTCCCTGAATATCACCCACATGATCGTGAACGTTTGTTGCGTTTTAAACTTAAGTATCGTTTTTGGGGCACATCTCCAGAAGGCACTCGTCAGGTTTACACTTTTACAGAAATTCTTACCGACGAACTAGTTCAGCAATATGTAAACGACGAACTAATTGATTCATATCCAAACCCAATTGGCACAGTTCCTATTGTGCACATTCCAAACATAACGATTACTTCGTCACCTTGGGGTCAATCAGACATTTGGGACGTTATTCAACTGAATCGTGAATTGAATGAAAAGATGACTGAAGTTTCAGACATCATTAACTACCATGCTGCTCCAGTAACAATTATTACTGGCGCAAAAGCAAGCCAACTTGAACGAGGACCAAAGAAAGTTTGGGCTGGTCTTCCAAAAGATGCGCAGGTATTTAACCTTGAATCCCGTGGAGAAATGGCTGGAGCGCTTGAATACATTCAATTGATTAAGCGAGCAATGCACGAAATTACTGGTGTTCCAGAAACGGCACTAGGACAATTCCAACCAGTATCTAATACTTCTGGTGTTGCTTTGGCTATTCAGTATCAGCCTTTAATGAACCGTTATCAAATGAAAAAAGTGCACTTCACTAACGGTTTAGAAAAACTTAATGAAATTATTATTAGAACAGCAGCCGTATTCATGCCAGAACTTTTGGTGTACGACGCATCACAATCAGCAATGCCGGAAGCAGATCAACTAACACAATTAGATCCGATGGACCCAAATACTTACAAGACAACAATCCATTGGCCTGAACCACTTCCTGTTGATGCTCTTATCAAGCTTAACGAAGCCCAAGCAAAAATGGCATTGGGTATTGAGTCCAAGAAAGGTGCTCTTCGTTCACTAGGCGAAGAATTCCCGAACGAAAAGATGATTGAAATCTTTGATGAACTTATGGATGATGCAATTGACCAAGGTGCACTTGATATGGTACGTGCACAAATTGGTCAGGCAGTAATGCTTGCTACAGGCCTATTGCCTGATACATCTGGTATGCAAACTACTTCCGCTGGAGGTGCTAATGTATCTAGTGCGGGAAGTTCGGGAACGGGCGGACCGCTTCCAGGTGTTGGTGGTATTCCACCAATTGAGGAAGATCTAATTAATAAAATGACTAGTCGGGCATATGGCGCAAGATTTGCACAGCGTCGTATTCCTGATGAAGACAAATAATTCGTAAACTACATCAGTAAATATTTGCTAAACAAAACATAGGAGAAAATTATGGCAAAGCGAGAGACAGATGAAATCACCATCCCTGCAATTGCAGTTGATGCGTTTAATGAGGAGGCTCAACAAGTAGCCCCAAATAACCAAGTTACCCCAACGGGTAAAATCTTTTCTGAAACAGATGTTGAAAACATCCGTAAACAGGAAAAAGACAAGATGTACAAGCGTCTTGAAGAAGCCGATGCACGAGCAAAGGCAATGGAAGAGCAACTTAAAGTCCTTGCACAGGACCGTGAAGCAGCAATTAAAAAGGCTGAAGAAAAGGCTCGTGCTGAGGAAGAAATCCGCAAACAACGCGAATTTGAAGAGCTTACATCCAAGCAATTGTTGGCAAAAACCGAAGACGAATTCAACGCCAAGATTCAAAACATTGACGCTGAATGGCAAGCTCGGTTTGCAGCAATTGAAGAAGACCGCAAAGCTCAACAAGCGTTGCTTGAGAAAGAACGAGAATTGCGTGAATTAGAAGCTTATCGTCAGCGCAAGCTTCACGAGGAACAAGAAAACATCATCCCAGAATTGATTGACCTTGTTGCTGGTAACACTATTGAAGAGGTAGACGCTTCAGTAGATATCTTGCGCCAACGTAGTGCTGCTATACTTCAAAGTGTCCAACAAGCGACGCAACCACGCCAACTTAAAGGCGTATCAGTTACTTCGCCAGTGTCTGGGCCAATGGAAAACCAAACGGAATACCAGACGTTGAACTCGGATGACATCCGAAACATGACAATGGACCAGTATGTTAAAATGAGAGACAGGCTATTAAGTTCACGATCCAATAAAGGTCGTTTTTAAGGTCCAATATTCAACATGAAATTTAGGAGATAAATTATGGCAATTCCAGGCCCACAGGGTGGAGCAATTACGGGTGCAGGTCTTACTTCGGTAACGACAACTGGTTACTCAAGTGATGCAACACTCTCACCAGCAATTCAACAAATTTGGTCAAAAGAAATTTTGTTCCAAGCAATGCCTGTTCTTCGTTTTGAGCAATTCGCAGTGAAGAAGACTGAACTTGGTGTAATGCCTGGTTTGACAATCAACTTCATGCGCTACACCAATCTTGGTGTTAACGAGGCAAGTGGCGCGACCCTTACTGAAGGTGTTCGTCTTGAGCCAGTAGCTTTGTCGGCATCGCAGATTCAAATTACAGTTGGCGAACAAGGCCAAGCTCTTGCCGTAACCGAACTGTTGCTCAACGCAGCGTTTGACGACGTAATGGCTTCATCAAGCCGTTTGCTTGGTCGTCACATGGCGCAGTCAATGGACATCCAAGCACGTAACACGCTCTATCAGAACGCTGTTCCGTTCGGTGGTGGCGCAGCAGTTCCACCAAGCGTTGTCTTTGGTCGCAAAACCAATGGCTCAACACGTGGTTCAATTGCTCCTTACGAGTACTCGGCAGCTGGCACATACAACGATCCTGGCTACCTCTCACCTGCAACAATTAAAGATGCAGTTGAAATTCTTGCTGGTCAGAACATCCCACGTCTTGGTGACACATACGTGTGCTTCGTTCACCCATCACAAAGCCGTGCGCTTCGTGACTGGCCGGAATTCATTGAAGTAACAAAATATGCTGCTCCAGGCAACTTCATGCTCGGTGAAATTGGTCGTATCTACGACGTAGTATTCATTGAGACAACTCAAGTTGCTCAAGGTGGCGGTCCTGCAGACCTTGTGTCGGGCACGACTGGCAACCAAGCACCAACAGCAACTTCATACAGCGCCATCATGATTGGTGACAACGCTTTCGGTCACGCTATTGCATTGCCAGTAGAACTCCGTGACGGTGGTGTCATTGACTTTGGTCGTGAGCATGGTCTTGCTTGGTACGCAATTTGGGGCTTTGGTATGATCACTGGAGAATCCCGTGTTGTACTTAACACCAAGGGTGGCGCAATCGGCGCTTCGTAATTATCTCTAAGATGTAAGTGGGGGTTAATACCCCCACTTTATTCTTAACTACACAAAAAGGAGCCATAAAATGGCACGTGCTAAAAAAGAAATTAAAGAATTTGTTGAACAAGATCAAAGTTTGTACGCAATTGAGCGTGATGAGGCAGAAGTACTTGATCCAAACACCAAAGACGACTTGATATCAGCAAGAGTCAAAGGTAGTTGGGTTATGTTTTGGAGCCAATCAAGCTATTCATTTGTTGACGGACAACGTTACAAACTTCCTCGTGAACTGTTTAACTATCTTAAGAAAACAGGAAACATCTACGACACGCTTTGAGGTTTAAACAATGACAGGATTTATAGTACCGAACGCAAGTCAATTTGGTGTATCAATCCAAAGTTTAGACCAAGCAGAACCTGATTCATTAGATTTTAATATTGTTGGAAACAACCGTTATGCGGTTCTCTCTGGACTATCCGCTACGTTTAACGCAGCAGTAAATGGATCAGCAATTGTTGCTGCTGGTGAAGTAATTATTGATGGCGTTTACGGACAAGTTTCTGGCGCTACTTTAAACTTTACAGCCCCTGCTGCTAACCCACGTTTTGATTTAATTGTTGCCCAAAACAGCGCTGGAGTATTTTCTTTAAATACAGTTATTGGGACTGCAGACGCAACCAATCCTGTTTTCCCAACAGTGGCTTCTACTCAAATTGTTCTTTACGCTTTATACCGAAAGTCTGGAGAAACTTTTGGAAACAACAGTGCTGTAGATAAACGAAAATTAACATCTACAGTAATCCGCAGTGGAACTGGTACTCCTCCTGCAGTTGGCGTAGACGGAGATTTGTATATCCGAACTGGGTTTACACCAGCAGTAGGTCAATCATCTCTGTATGTAAAACAGTCTGGGTCTTGGCAAAACTTAGGTGTATACACTGTAGTTCCTGATGTTCCTTTAAACCCATTTTTGCTTGTTGGGTTGTGAGCGAAGAACTTCTTCCTACTCCCACGGGAACTGTTGCAGACATTACAAGAGTTCGCCGCGTTAGCTTGGGACGATTTAGAGAACAACAGCCTGCAATGAACCAAGAGTTGCAAGACACAGTTCCTGGCTCTGGTTCTGGCGATCAATAATAAAGTAAACTGTTATCATGCATACAGTATTTGACCCTGATTCCGTAAACACCATTACAACAATTGCTAGAGGGTTCTTAAGAGATTTTCCTAAGTTTTTTCAAGTATCGTTTAATGCAGTAGGAAGAACTTACGAATTAGGCAATCCAAATATTGATGCTGACTCTTTATGGGTTGCTTCATACACAAACAACGCCCCAGTAACCATAACTTCAAATACTTCCGCTAGTTCTTATTATTCATTAGATGCACGCAATGGCATTTTGCGTTTTAACCAAACCCCTCCTTTTGGAGCAAACATATTGGTTGAGGGTTATTACTATGAATGGGTTTTGCCATCAGACCTTGAGTTTTACGCAAATCATGCTATTGAACAACACGTCTATAACTTGGATTTACCTCTTGAGAACATGTCTGGAATTGTCATTGACACTATTGGTATGAGTTGTGTTGTTGAAGCCTTATGGGGTTTGCTTACCGAATACAGCCGAGACATTGATGTTACGACCTCAGAATCAGTGCATATTCCGGCAAGCCAACGATTTAGAATGGTTCAAAGCCTTCTTGATTACTGGTCAAAAGCATATGAGAAGCAAGCTAAGGCTTTGAACATTGGTCTTGAAAGAATTGAAATAATGAATCTTCGTCGTGTGTCCAGAAGCACAAATAGGTATGTTCCTATTTACAAGTCTAAAGAACTTGGGGAGTATGGTCCAATTGAACGACTATTTCCAGAAATTGGAGATGGCGTTATTAACATTGAAGAGCCTGAAGATGAGCAAATTAGTAACGTATACGTAACTGTAGAACCTGGAACAACTTTAAATTCATCTGCTATTTACGGAATATAGTTTATGGATGGTCGCAGAGAACTTGCCCATATTCGCAAAAACTATCGTCAATACCACCGACAGGTTGGGGAAACCATAGCATGGTTTAGTTTCATTCCGTTTAGCGCTCAAGGCAGCGAATACGATGATGTATACGATGAAGGACCATCAGGGTCAGACGGTAAAAAGTACAAAAACAAAGTCATTGTCCCAGTACTTATGGTTACTGAAACTGAAGACACAAAGCGAGCCATCCCAGAAGGTCGTCAACCAGTTCAAGTAGTAAACGTAGTTATGTCTATTGCTGATATGCGAGATGCTGGTATTGAAGAACCTTACGAGTACCAAAGACACTTAAACGACATGTTCATGTATGACGCTAGGTATTACAGCGTGACAATGTACCGAGTTCGTGGTCGTGTAAAAGACGACGTATTAGTTGTAGTTGAAGGAATTGAAATTTACGTAGACGATGAAATGCCAAACGATCCGGGTCCTGCAGCAATGTCTGTTAACAACCTTCCTTGGCCTGCTACGTTGCCATCCCTTACCTGATAAACTGTAATTGCTTAGCGTGCGCTAAGCAATACAACGCCTAGGGTTAAAGGAGTGCCAATGACTGGCAAATCTACGAACGCATCCTCTACCCCTATTGTCACAGGTTGTCCAGCACCTATTACTTACTTAGCTGACCTTTTCTTGAATTTAGAAAACCATCTTTCCATGATTATTGGAGGGGCGGTTATTGAAGAAGAAAACAGAATTAAAAAGTCTTTGCCTCAAAAAGAAAAAGAATGGAAATCTATAGCTAAAGATTTTAGTATTACTTGGGATTCTGAAGATTTGTCGTTTTCTTATGACGTAGCTGGAGCTTCTAATGCAAAAGCCGCTAGTTTGGAATACGGTCCTCCTGCAAAGTCCCTACTCAGACATGAGATTCTTAACGTTAATAGGACCATTGGCAAAAATATTGATAATAAAATAAAGAAATTATTAGGCGATAAACTATGAAAACTGGGTTTTTGTTGGCTGAAGATGAAGCAATTAAATTGCGCTTTTCTAACTGCACGGTATCAGATGACCGTAACAACTCTAGGGAAGTAGACGTATTTTTTAGATACCCAGAAGCTGAAACCGAACGAAACTATCCGTTTATCACAATTGAACTTATTGATGTCCTTCATGCAACGGATAGACAACATTCTGATGTTTTAATTTATTCTGGAAATGCTGGAGGTTGGTCAGATAACCCCGCATATTTTGATTACTGGCCTAGTGTTAGCGCCAGTGTTACGGGTGGGTCAACTTCGTCCTATAAACAAACAGAAGAATTTATACCTGTAGACCTTTTGTATCAGGTATCTACTTATTGCCGAACGGCTTTACATGACCGTCAACTAACGGCTCGTCTGTTACAACGAGTTGTTCCTTTTAGGTACAATTCTATGCGAATTCAAGCGGACGATACTACTAGAAGATTTGATCTTTTAGACTGGACCAATGCAGACCTTTTAGACCAGGAATCAGGCTTTAGAAAACGCATATTTCGTAAAGTCTATACTTTAAAAATGTCAGCAGAGATTACAGGGGATACGTATAGTGCCCTTACTACTGCTAAACCAGTGTCTACAATTAATAGTACAATTGAACATCAACTAACAGTTTTTTAATGAGTAATATCTCGTCCATACCAAAACCAAATAGGAGTTATCATGGCATATGAGCGTCCAGGAGTATACGTTTCGGAAGCGGCGTTTACTACCAACATTCAAGCAAATACAGGCGTCACCGCTGCAGCTTTTGTAGGAACGGCTGAGCGTGGACCAACAACACCAGCTTTAGTTACAAGTTGGTCGCAATACACAAGTTTGTTTGGTGCGTTGGATAATGCCTATGATCTTGGTTATGCGGTTTACCATTTTTTTGCAAACGGTGGTCAGTCAGCATACGTTACACGTGTAGCCGATGGTTCTGCTGTAGAAGCCACAAGCACTATCCAAGGAACACCTGCAGCTGGAGCTGCTGCTGACATTTGGAAACTTGAAGCTAAATCAGTTGGCGCTTGGGGAAACAACTTAACTGTTGATTACACGTTTGATGACACTACATTAGTTACTCCTACGACAACTCCAAAATTTACAAAAAGCACTTTGTTTACAGTTACTGTAAAACTTAGCGGTGTACAAGTAGAAGAATGGTCGGGATTGTCGGTTGACCCTGAGCAGAACAGGTACATTACAACAGTTCTTGATCTGTACTCATCGTACGTAACAACAGCAAGTGTTGCTACTGTTGCAGCAGGTGCTCAACTTACAATTAGCGGATTGACATCATCTTCGTACACAGTAACTAAGACTTTTGCAAACGGTAGCGATGGCATTGGTTCAATTGACTCAACCGACTGGGCAACGGCATTGAATGCTTATGACACCAATCAACAATCGTTAATCTTCAACTTAGTTGGTCAAACCTCATCTACAATCGTGAATAACGCAATTACCAAAATGATTTCTCGTGGTAATTCTTTTTTGGTTGTAGATACGCCGTTAACGGCAACTACTAAAGCCACATTGTCCTCAGCAGTTGCTGGGTATGTACAATCTAGTTATGCAGCCGTTTACGGTCCTGCTCTTAAGATGTACGACCCAACAAAATCTGGTGCTGCAGCAATTCGCAATACATACGCAGGCGGAGCCGTTGTTGGCGCAATGATTCGTTCAGAAGTAGCACGAGGGGTTGCTAAAGCCCCAGCTGGTTACGGTTTGGATTTGCGCAACGTATTTGGTCTTGTTGCAACCCTCACTGAACAAGAACAGGGTTCTTTGTACAAGACAGAGCAGTTGAACCTATTTAGCATTGTCCCTGGAGTTGGCGTGATTATTAACGGTTCACGTACACAAGCACGAAACACAACTGACAAGTTCATCACGGTTCGTCGCTCACTTAACTTCCTTAAACAAACATTAAAGGAAGCAACAGCGTACGCTTTGTTTGAACCAAACGATGAACGTTTGTGGTCAGACATCAGTGTTAAAGTTTCGGCTATTCTTACTAACTTCTGGGGTACTGGAGGTTTGAAAGGAAAGACTACTGGAGAAGCGTTCTACGTTGTATGTAACTCAACAAACAACACAAACCTTACGGTAGAAGACGGAATAGTAAATATTGAAGTTGGAGTTGCTTTGCAAACTCCTGCTGAATTCATCGTAATTACCATCAGTCAATTCACTGGTGGTTCAACAGCAACATCTATCTAGGAGATACCATGGCAAGAACACAACGCACAGACCCTCTTCGTAACTTTAAGTTTACGGTAAAGTTTGTACCTCTCGGCACAGCCCTAAGCACAAAGTTATCAGGCATTGGCGATTTGGGATTTGCTCAAATGGGCGGTCTGTCAGTTCAAAACGAATTGATTGCATATCGTGAAGGTGGGATGAACACTCACCCGCACAAGATGATTGGTCAATCAGACTTCCCGCCAATTTCGTTTGCACGAGGAGCTTTTGCAGAACAAGCACAGCTTTACAAGTGGCAGAAGTTCATGCACTCATGGGTTGATGGTGGCGCTAGTGGTGAACCAGGTGGTGCAGCAGGAGATACAACTAACTACCGTTGCAACATCATTGTCAAAGTTTTTGATCACCCCTACACTGTAGGTGACGCAAAATATGCGTACGATAGTTCAGACCAGAACACCGTACTCAAGCCAGGCAACATCAAACTAGCTTTTAAATTGTTTAACTGCTGGCCAG